AACAAAAATAGCAACCACAACTCCTACTGATACGGGCATAACTGCAACAATCACGCCTACTTTATCAACTTCAAAAATTTTGGTAATTGTAAGCGGTCTTTGCTGCTTATCATTATTTTAATAATAATGGTGGCGGTTATTACGCTCAGAGCCTAAATCATTATGTAAATATAACTAGCGCAATTACTTCGGTAGATATTGTCCGCTTGACAGGATCAGGAACTTTTAGCAATACGACCAACACAACAATTAGATTATATGGAGTAAATTAATGAAAAGAATAATTAATTGTGAAACAGGCGAAGTCATTGAAAGAGAATTAAATGCTGAAGAATTGGCGCAGGCAGAAATTGATGCTGCTGAAGCTGCAAAAGCAAAGGTTAAATATGATGCTGAAAAAGAAGCCAAAGCCTTAGCCGAAGCCAAACTTGAAGCCCTTGGGCTTACTGCCGAAGACTTAAAGGCTCTTGGTCTTTAGCACAATCCCTCAAGATTATGCTAAGAGCAGTTTGGCTTCTTCTTCAGTGATGCCTAGACGATCAAGCAGAGCTGCCTTTTGAGTGGCCTTTGTTGCATCTTGTTCAGCTTTCCAAGCATCATATTGAGCAAAGCCTGCTTCAAATTGTGCTTTAGTTATTGGCTCACACTCTAAAAATTGTATGCCTTCATATTCCTCACCATATTGCACATAGCCGCCATCAGGAATGAGCATTGATAAAACTTCATAAGATTTTGCCATTTATGCACCGATTTCTAAAAGAGTAATGTTTGAAGGGCAAGCACCATTCCAATTGCTTGTTCCGCTATTAGCAGTAGCAGTAATGTTTGCTTGCAATTTGTATGTTGTCGCTGAAGTAGTTGCAGGGCTGTCTAAATGATGAATTGTGCAATTGTGAGCAAGTTCAACATATGTTGCGCCTGTGACTTCCAAACGCCCAACGCTTTCAGCGCCGCCTTGAATTTCAGTTGCGCCTCTGAACAATTTGTAATTCACCGCTTGGGCGGTGCTTGAACGCCTAAAATTGCAATGACCGCTTACAATTACCAAAATTTTTGAAGTTGATAAAGTCGGCGTGATTGTTGCAGTTATGCCCGTGTCAGTAGGAGTTGTGGTTGCTATTGTTGTTGTTGATGAAGTGGTAGCGGATACAACCTGCAACACTTTACCGCCACCCGCAGGAGCCTGCCATTTGAGCCCAGTCGTTTCCGCAGAATCCGCTACAAGTGTGTGGCCGTTTGTGCCAACTGGCAATCTTGCGTCGGTTGTTGAGTAAGTATAAAGATCGCCCTTGGTTGTTAAAGGTGATGAGCCACCTGACTTAGTAACCCATGCTGAACCTGAGTACACCTGTATTACGTCGGTGTCCTTAAGATATGAGGTTTGACCCTCTTGAGGTGAAGTGATTGCGGCTGATCGTGCGGCGGCGTCTGCAAAAACAAGAACGCCCTGCATGAGGTACCCATTTGTATCGGCGGCTGACAAAACGTCACCGGTGTTGAAAGTCTTAAATCCTAATCCTGCGGCCATTATATCTCCTTAATAGTGCCTAATTATATCCTAATAGGACAAAACATCCTCACCAATTACCCCATAAGTACTATTTCCTATAATGAACCCATCTGTTATAGGCTCGAGGGTGGTGAAATTTCCTATCCATGAATTTGGGGTGATTTCCCAATTGACCCCTTGAATTTGTAAATTTTTGACAATAGTTGAACCGTCGGGTTGTATATTGGAAATGTTAACATTGTCAAAATAATCCAAGTCTAGAATTGTGGCATTTGGGACTAGAGGGTCATAAAGATCAATACTCATTTGGTCAATTCTTATAGTTGTACTTGATCTCGTACCTACATAAATTGCGGCTATATTGGCCGCATCAGAATCGGTCTGCACAACAAGATCACTAAAGTTAACTACATGTGGAAAATACTCAGCGACTGATGCCAAGTCAATATAAGTTTGAGGCGAACCGTTAAGCCTTGTCACGGTGGATTGGTTCACAATAAGTTTGTCATCAAAGGCAAAAACTAAGTTTCGGTAAGGGATTCCACCGGTTTGATTAAATTGGATTGGAGTTGCACCGGCTGAACTTATTGTGTTGCCCCTATTTTTGAAAATAGTGTTGCCTTCGGGACTTATGTAAAAAGCCCCTTGCTCAGAGGTTTCAACATTTTTTATAGCCGCTAATGCGGTTCTACTGGTCGCAGGGTCGGCTTGAGTTAAAGAATCCCCTAAGTCAATCGTTCTCATCGAAACAGGGAAATCGACGGTGTCTAAAATCTTTTCCAATCTTGTTCCTGTGTCTTGACCTGCGGCTTGACCTGTTACGGTTGTAAGTGCCGCCATTGCGAATAATCTAAATGCGTCGCTTGCCCCAATATCAACATAAGAAACATTTTCGGCTTGATCGTAAGTATAAACGTAATCGGTTGTATAACCACTAAATAAATAATATGTAGTTCCTAAGTATTCGGCAGATATTCTCAATTTACGCAACGGAGTTAAATAACCAAAAAGATCAGAGGAAGGATTTTGAGGGTTAAATCTACCTGTCGGGTCATAAATTCTTATTGTGCAAGTGCCGGCTTCGTAACTGTCTCGGTTTACGTTCCTTCCTCGTCGTATACTTATACTACGAGTTACGTCAGTCAAGTTTAATACTAAAGCCGGTGCTGAGGAATCGGATAAAATTCCAGTTCCAAGAACTCCGTTTACAGGGTCTCCTAAAGTAAAAGCGTTTCCGAAGGTAGCCCCCGACGAGAAATTTAGGCTGACATCAAGTACAGGTAAAGTCATTTTATCTAAATGGGTTTATTGACGAGAATGAACCTGAAGCGGATGAGTTGATTAATCCGTTTCGCAATTCGTCTAATAGTCCTTGGGTAGCACCGTTGACGTTAATAATTGTAGTGCCATCTCGATTGAGTCCTTGAGATAAATTATAGGCTTCGGCTTGCGCTTGCATCCTGTAACTCATTGAAGCCATGATTGCTTCGCTTTGTGCAATAGTGGCTGGCTTGCTTTGTAATTTTGCAAGTTCAGACGCACTCATTTGATTCTGAGGATTAATGACTGCAAACTCAACACCATTTTTAGTAAAAGGTGCGGCTATGCTTGGAAGCCTTGAAGGTGAACTTACGCCTTGTCCGCCTACTGTTGTGGTTCCTAATTGGGCTAACAGTTTTTTCATTAATTCAATTTGGGCAATTAGATTGTCAATATCAGTTGACCAACCCTCAAACGGATATAGGGCTTTAGGTAACTTGGCTATTGCTTCGGCAAGGTTAGTAGTTTGTAATTGAGACTTAATTAACTCGGTTGCTAACTTAGCGGCTTCACTAGCGTTTCCTTGGATTAAGGCTAATTGTAAAGATAGTCTTAGTTTCTCTTGGTCGGTAATCTTGTTTTGCAAGGCTGCATAAATTTGAATCTGCTCAAGATCAAAAACGCTAGATAATTGCTCAAGTTTCTTTCGTTCTGCTTCAATCTTTTTACGCTCAGCATTTAAGGCTTTTTCTTTTCCAATTGCTACCAGTCTTTGGGCTGCAAGTTTCTTGGCGTCTGCCTGTAACTTTTTTTCCTCTTTTTGCAAGGCTGTATAGTCAAACTTTTGACTCATTGGGTCAAAAGGTTTATCAAAGTTCATCTTGTATTGGAACAGCGGAGACGAAGGACTTAAGGTTAGGTTTTGCAACCCAGTCTTTGTGAACTTAGCAAACTCACCAAATCCAGATATAAGGTTTGAGATTTTGTTTGATAATGTGTCGATTCCGCTGCCGTACTTTTCAGGGTTACCAAAAGCATCATCAAGTGCGCCTACTAATGCGCCGCCAATCATCTCTTTAGCATCCTCAGTTTTAGCCTTGAGAATGTCCATCTTTCCTGCAAAAGACTCAGCCGCTAATGCTGCCTGACCATCAAATCTTTTTGCTAAAAACTTTGTTACCTCATCCAAGTCCATTGTCTTTGCTTCAGTAGCAGTTAATCCAACGTTTAGACGTAGTAAGGCTGTATTCTGTCCAAGGGCTGCTTTGCTTAATGCCGCTGTTACTGACGCTAAGTCTTTACCTGTACCGGCTGAAGTATCTAATGCAACTGAAAGTAATGTTTGTGCTTTTTTGGCATCTAAGGTTGCGTTGACTAAAGAAGTGAAGGCTGGTCTTAATTCATCATCTAGAACGCCGGTTGTGTTTTGTAATTTAGTTATGAATCCAGCAGTACTAATTACTGCATAAGATTGACCTAAATTCTGTAATGTTTTTGCTAACGCATTGGCAGCCTTTTGATCGTCACCAAAAGCCTTGATTGCGCTTTTACCAAACTTTATAGTTTGATAAGCACCAAAAGCAACGCCAAGTGCTTTTGCTGATTTACTTAAAGAATCTAATGCTTTAGTTGCCGCTTTTGCGCCTTTATCTTTATAAGTGCTAACAATAGGAATTTCAATGCCGGTACTCATGCTGCTAACCCGATTCTCCTTTTAGTGCTTGAATTAAACTTTGCAACTGCAGTATTGATTGCCTTAAATGTTGCGTTGATTACTTGTCCTTGATCTTTAGCAAAAGCCGCAAACAACAATCTACCTTTGTCAGTTCGGCGGCTACCAATACTCTTAAAACCGCCGTAAGTGCCTTGAATAGCCCTGTTAAAATGCGCCCCTGCATTTGGGTTATTACTCTGGCTGTTACGATCTCCGTTAAAGTTTGCTCGCCCTGCGGTCTCAATAATTGCGCCAACTCGAGATCGGTTTAACAATCTATAAACATTTACGAACCCAGCACTATTACGGCGAGATCGCCCAAGGCTGTAAGTTAAACCCTTTTTAATTAATGCTTCGTTATATCTTGGGAAACCTAATTTTCTACCAGTTCTTGAAACTACTGGTTTTCCTTGATCTTGCCAAGATTCCAATTGATATACATTTGGTTGAACCATACCTCGAGCATCATCGACAACTTTTTTCATTGCAAAACGAATTTCTTTGTTCATCTCCTTGTAGAGGTCAGGCGCAAACTTCTTTAAGGCTTTTTGAGCCTCAACGATACCTTTTACCTCTACTGGCATTTTCAATCCTTTTTTGGTCATCTTTTAGAACATTAATTGTTGCTAAAAGTAATGATCTATCCATGTTCAAGTACTCTGAATGAGGTATGCCAGTTCTAACTGCTAGTGTCGCAATTAAATAAGTAAAGTCATACCTCGTCACCCATTTGGGGAGTCGGCGTCCATAATCTCTACCTTAGATAGAGTTTCTAGATACTTGTCCCCAAATGGCGGAACTGTATTACCTGCACGCCTTTCGGCTTCCCATGAAAGCCAATAGACGTCTGACTGTTTTTCTTCGTCTCTAAAACGCTTATGAAAACCAGTCTTGAAATTTTGTTCAAACGCATATTCGAGTGCAGGGGTTATATCAAAATCTGATACATCCCCTGAAGCCTTAGTCACTCTTATTTTAATCATTGTTACTCCTTAGAATGTACCTGTGGTTGCAACGGCAACTGCACCGTTGATAGTCCATGTTACATCCTGCATACCTATATCGCCAACACTTCCGTTCACGTCGGTAGTATTATTGACTAAAGCGGTGAATGTATAGAGAGGGTTGGTTGCGCTTACTGCGGTTCCCTTTTCCTGTAACAATACGCAAGTTACTGAAGTTCCCCATGCAGCCTGAAGCGTTGCTAGAACGTTTGCTGAAGCGGTGTCGTTTAGGAAGGAAATGGTCACGCTTGAGGCTTCCAAGCCTTTTACAAATTTGTGACCTGTATCACCCATTGCGGTAACTTCCAGTTCATCAAATGTGCGGTTTAGTGTGACGGCGGTCACATGATCTGAAAGATCGACGGAATTAACCTTTACGCCGACCTTGTTGTTTAGAAATACAGCCATTGGTTATTCCTCATCTTTCTTTGAGACTGGTTTTGGCTTATCTGATTTTGCTACTTGCCCGACTTTTTCAAGCCAAGCCTTGTCCTCGGAAGGAACATCATAAATATCGCTCATTTTTTAACTCCAACTTGTCATGATTGAGACGGACATATCACTTGTAAGCATTTCGCCGGCAACGTTTGAAAGTACTGTCGGTGCCGAGATACTGCCA